AGAAGCGTGATTGCTCTTCCAAGACTTGATGAAGCAATATCTTCTGCGTAAAACCTACGCATGTTTGAGTTATAAAGATCCCTAACTCCATGAGCGATATTAGAAGTCGCAGGGTAAGCATCATTAGCATCGCGATAAACTTCCGCCCTGCAAGTAATAATCCCTTTTTCGACATCGTGATAAGTGATAACAATGTTAGTCCTTCCCATAGGATAATTTTCGATGAACCAGCGGTTCAACATCGCAACCGTTTCGTAATCTTCGATTTTATACATAGAGTTCATTCTCCTCTGTGTGCAGTTGTCCAGCGATAGCCGTATAAGCAGCTAGATCCACATAAGTGTCTGTCTTTGCAGTTTCCATGCTTCTGGCTATTTTGACGAGTGCCATACACATCGCGACCTGATAATCAGTAATTGGCATTTCCAAATAAGTTGACCAGAGGGCTGCAGTTCTTGCCATGTTGTCCGTTGGATGACCGTATTCGAGACCACGATCTTGGATAGTTGCTCTTGCTTCAACGAGATAGTCTTTTGCATTCATGCTCTTACCTTATCGCGCTGTTCGTAGAACTTGCGCATTGCCCGGCGGCCTTCTTTATAGCCAGTATCAACGCCCATTGAGTAAAACAGAACTGCTGTACCTAACCAGCCAAGCATAATAAATCCGATTTCATAGATAGTCATATTGCTCCCTTTCACCAGTATCTCTGGCTTGGGATAAGCATGGCATCGCTATCTGACTTTGCTTGGCACATTTTCATAACGAAACGGTAACAATTCTGCCTCGTCTACGGCATCATCGATCGTCCGCTTTATATCGTTATCTAGATCGTCCATAACGCCTGCCATGAACTTGGAATGTCCCATCCTTTTCGATGTAAATCAGGTCTACTTGGACATTCTTACCATTCTCGGTGACGATGGCGAAGGCCTGCTGCCAATTAGGCGTAGAGACATATTTGGCGGCTTTTAGATCCATTGCATGTCCTACTTCAACTCCATGGAGAACACGCCTTAAAACCCCGTTAGAGGCCTCAGAAGAGGCACTTCTGCCCGCTCTATGCGTATGTCCCATGATTACGCTCTGGCCATGGCGTTTAGCCTGGTTGAGCGCTGATAATCCAGGGTTAGGATTTAGGCTGCCAAGATCCCCATGAATGGCAATCCAGCCCTTAGCGATAGGCATTGGGCTAGTCCAGAACTTGACTCCCATTTCATCAAGTTTAAGAAACTTTTCAAACTTTAATTCTGGCAACGATAGGAACGCTGGGATCTTCTTCATGATTACTTTGTAAAGTCGATCCGTATGATTACTACGCACGACATGGGCTTCTTTGGAATACTCAAAGAGAGACCATAGAACATCGACTGTTCTATCGCGATCCTCAGCTAGTGTCTGCTCGTACCAGCCCGGTGTATTTTCTGTCCATCGGCTGATTTGTGGCAAGTCGATTTCATCTCCGATAGTAAGAACAGCATCGGGCCGAAACGCTTTAATGAACAAACTAAGATTGCGTACAACATGAGAGTCTTCGTAGGGGCATTGCAAGTCTGGAATGACTACGGTTCGCTTCATTAATCCTCATCATCGTCATCGTCATCCCAAGTGTGTGGGATTAGGTCAGGCTTAGGGAGAATCCAATCTGGATAAGCGGATGGTTCTGTTATAACTGCAAGTGCTAGATCAACATCGAAACCCGCCCGGCGAAGTGCGCGATACATTTCCTGAAGGCTGATAGCCCAAGCATCAAGCGCCGAGTAAGTGTCTAAGTCGATGGTCTTTTTGCGAGCCATGGATTTATTGTGACTTATCGCAGAGGATTTCGTAGATTTTATCAACGCGTGTCTCTAAACGATTTACGGCATCTTTTAATGAAGATCCGCTATTCGGCTTCAACTCCGCTAAATAGTGTTTCACTAGGAACTGGAGCATCGCAGTTACACCACCCAGAACCGTCACGATTCCAACTGCAATAGCAGTTAAGTCTACTGCGCTCATCGCTTGGGCGTGGCATAGCCAAAGACACCAGCCAAAACTGCCCAAAGAATTGAGCGGTAATCGGCTGCAAAATTAGAAGCTGCCCAAGCCGATAGAAACGCTCCAGCAGTTAGTACATAAGGGTTTTTCATATTCATTTGCTTGCTCCTAATAGTGGGACTGAAAAGAACGAACCATTCTCATCGCCTTGGCTGCTGAAAGATATGTGGCAATGATGATTGTGCTGATTAACCCCTTTATACGGTCTCCAATGCCATGCGCTTTTAACGCTGGCGATCTTTCCGTCAAAGATAATGTATTTAATACGCTTATCGGTCTTGGCAGCCGCCCGAAGTTGATCAGCAATATAGGGCATGAGATCGGGCTTGGCTTTACCAGAGACATCTCGATCGACATCGATGGCGCGTACAATCCCAGATGATGAATCAGGTATGTGATCGCTAGTACCTGCTGCAAGATGGCGGGCATCCGCAATCCAGCCATCGGAAGTACGATCTCGATCCGGGTACGAGTCATCGAACTGCTCGCGCAGTTGTTGCCCAGCCTTGCATAATTTAGGTTTCATCCAAGTAGTAAAGCGGCTTCTTCGGCGGTAATGCCTAGGCGATCGAGTAGGGCAGCCTTATTAGCAGCCTTGGCTTCTTCTTGTGCAACCTTATTAGCGAATGCTTGCTCATCTAATTTGCGCTGGGCAACTTCGTCTTTGGTCATTTCGACTTCTAGCGCTTCGCCTGTTTCGACATTATGTTCTAGTTTTTTCATATTAGTTCACTCCGTAAAGTACATAGGTTCCGCCTGAGAATGTGCCAGTTCCGATATAAAAATCAATGCGGGTAATTGCTGTTGCAGGGATGTAACCGCCGTTTAACTCAGTAGTTACGAAACCGTTTGCACTTGATGTAAAGGAAGTTTGTGCTCTCACTAATTTGCCACTTGTCGCGTTTGCGTAATCATAAATCTCAAAACGCGCAGCATTATTGTTATCAGCAGCTGCAAGAGATGTATTACTGATTTCCATCGCTGTATCTTTTGAGCCAATTAAAAAGTTACTTCCGCCAGTTGTGATTGTCTGGGTGCCAGTTAAAATGTAGTTTGAACCGGTATCGTTGTTTAGGCGGACTCTTAAAGAAGTAGCAGCAGAAGTATAAACATCTCGAACGACTAAAACTAAATCTTTATAAGAACTGCTAATTGAGTTAAGTGTTAAAGTGCCTGTGCTGAGGCTTCCGCTTGCTATTGAGGTCATCGAACCGCTTGTAGGAGTTGCCCAAGCCAAGCCAGTTGCAGCAGTTGAATCAGCAGTGAGAACTTGACCATTAGTGCCTACTGCTAAACGCGCTGGAGTATCAGCAGCAGTAGCGCCAATAAGATCGCCCTTGGCATCGACTATTGCGTTCTGAATAGCATTTGAATCATCCTGAGCGACCCAAGTAAAGGCCATATCTGTTCCAGAGGTCTTGGATAGAACTTGGCCAGTTGTGCCGCCACGAAGCCCGTTCATCGATGTATCGATGTCCTGACCAAGTGCAGCAATGGCTGTTGCGCCATCCTTTACTAGATCTGTCGACTGTGGGATATCCCAGCCGAAGTTGGTTGTTGTTGTTGCCATTAGGCTACGACTCCTATCGCGTTTAACCATGTAAGGGTTGGACTTAGTGTGTTCCAAGTCTCTGCTGCATTTACCTGCTCCCATTTTACCGCAACTTGGGAGAAGTTTATTGGAGAAGCGTTAAAAGTAACGCTCAGGTTGTTTAGGCTTGCTCGGAATGTCCAGCCTTCGATATAGCCTTGGAATGATCCATCGGTGATGTTGCCGGGCAAGTTTTGGATCCAGACTGGTTGGCCTAAGAAGATGTTGATTAAAGCATCTCGATCAGAATCATCTATTTCAGGATTGCCCAAAACGAAAGTAATACTCTCGAATTTAGGGTAAGGATAGGCTCGAAGCTCGATGTAACGATCTGCCAATGCTTCGGCATCTGCTACTTGCCTAATACGAGAAGTGTATTCTTCGCCGTAAACTCCATAAATTGATTGGCTGGTTAAATCTTGAGCGGTATAAGTATGCCCAGCGTTCTGACCAGAATTAATAATGAATTTATTTCTTAAATCTCCAGCGCGAGTAGTTGCAGCTAATCCTATTCCATTGGCATGATTAGCATCCAAAGTTGTATAACCATTAGCGGCCAAGTAGTCCTGGCGATGAGTCTGGTCTGCA